GCGCGCGCCGCGCGGGGCGTCCCCCCCAGCCAGCAGGCAAAGGCCCAAGCGCAGTATCAGGAAGAACAGGCCGCCGAATACGCCCGCGTCAACGAACTCAACAACAAGGCCGCTGCGCAGGAATACGTGGAGCAGTCCGCCGCCGAACGCATGGCGCAGATGCAGGAACAGGACAAGGCATCCCGCGACGCGCAGGAAGTCCAGAAGGAAGCCCTGCAAAAGAAAGGCGAAATGCTGGCCTCGACCAACGCCTCGGGGCTGGCTCTGAATTTCCTCATGGCGGACTACGAACGGCAGGAGGCGAACGAACGGGACGTCATCCGGCACCAATATGAAATGTCCTCTACAAGTTCCGATGTCGCCATACGTTCCTACCGCGACAAAGCGCAGAACCGCATCAACAGCCAGCAGAACTACATCGCCGCCCCATCCACCTACAACAGCGGCATGAACGTGCTCGGAACGGCCTTGGGCATCGGCGGCGCAGCTGTTGGGGCAGCCGACAAGTACTACAAGTATAAAGACATGCAACCCCAATCTGGCGGCACAACACGCAACGGCAAGAGGAGGAAATAACATCATGCCAAGAGCACAATCCTCACAACCCACAATCAAGAACAATCTGAAATCCAACGCCCAACTCCAGCCGACCATCCGCTCCAACAGTGCCTATTCCTACGATGAAGCCCGCGCCGGATATGTGGAACGTCCATACGGCGTCGGCAGCCAGTGGGAGCAACTGGCCCGCTCCCTCGGCCAGTGGGACAATACTCTGCTCCCCTTTCTCCAGAACAGACTGGATGCCAAGATCGAACGGGAAGCCTCAGAAGCCCAAGTCAAGTTTGAAAGTTGGGATGAGCAAAACAAGAACCGCGCTGACTGGAAAACCTTCATCGAAGCGCACCCCGAATATCAAGGCGATAACCCGTGGGCCAAGATTGGTTTTGAAAAAGCCCGTCTCAAAGGTTTGGGACTGGACGTAAACAAATATCTGAACGACCGTTTCAGCCAGAGTGCTCTCGTCAATGAAACGGATATGAGCAAGGTGAACAACCAGCTTTCCGAATGGCTCAAGGAATATCGGAAGGAAACGGGATTGAAGGATTACTCGGACAAGTTGTTTCTCGCCAAGAACTACTCGCAAATGGAAGGGGAAGCAAAAGCGAATGTCCTTTCCAGACATACGGCTCAACTCGCCCAAAACACGCAAAAGCGTCTTGAAGAAAGTTACCTGAGCGCAACCTCAAAAGAGATTGATGCAGCGTTCAACCCTTCCCAAAACGGCGGGCACAGTTTCAGTGCCCCGGATCGGCGCGACACCAACGTCACCACACTCTGTGACATCATCGACAGAAATGCCCAAGACATGGCACGGCATGGCTATCTTGACACCAACATAGCAGATTTCAAAGAAAAAGCCGTCTTCACCGCCTACTACAACAACGGTGAAGATATAAATATCCTGAAAGCCTTCGATGTGTTGAAACAGGGTAAAGGCGTCATGAGCGACCTGCCCGGCATCAGTGAAAAGCTCGCCCAAATCAAGAAGCAAAAGCGGGCGGAAGCCCGCGCCAACATCCAGTTCGCATGGGCACAAGACAGGCGCATCAAGGAACTCGAAGAGGAACGGTGGACGGCGGACTCTTACACATTGGCATCCAACAAGGACTTCATAGCCACGGCAGACAGTCTCAGGGCACAAGGCTGTCCTGAGCGTCTTATCCGCCCCACCCTCATGAACATCAACTCCATCCGGCAGGAAACCTACAAGGGTATGTCCTATTCCCCCGCCCTTATAGGTCGATTCGCCATCGCCCGAGAAATGGCGAAAGATGGCGAACTCAATGTCAATGCGATTATCGCGCAATCGCCTGAATTCGGACCGGAACGCACCAACCAGCTTCTCGACGATATCCGGGAAGCCAATAAGGAGGAAAACAAGGAATACCGGGAAGCCCGAAAACAAGCGGGGCAACGTGTCTACACGACGTACTCCAATGATGACGGCGATGTTATGACCAAACAGATGCTCAAGTACCTTGGGGGGCAACTTTCCGTTGAAGTTGAAAAAGGGCTGGAAGCGAAACGCTACCTTTCTAGCATTCTGGACAACCTCTACTCGGAAGCTCTCCGAAAGGAGGGCGGGAACATCGGCCCGGTATTGATCGATAACCTTATCCTTGAGGCCGAGGAGAAGACCCAAAAGTACATGAAGGAAAAATATCCACCCGCCATGAATGGTACGACGCGGGGGACTGAAAACACGGTTCCCAAAGCAGGTGTCTATCAACAAACCACGGAACAGCCTCCCCAACCAACCAGCAAAACAGCTTCGGCAAGCAAACCACAACCCCCCGTAAATACGGCGCAGGCGGAAGCCCAAGCGGGTAAATCCCTCCGCCTGTGGTTGAAGCAGAACACGCCGGATGTGTTGAATACCTCATACTCCACCCCCGAGGAACTGCTCGAAATCATCAAGGCACAATATCCCGACAAATATGAGGAGGCTGTTTCCCTCATAAGCAACTTCAATGCTGGAGGAAACCGATAGATGAAACAACACCCTGACAACGTGCAACTCAACGTAACTATGGATGAACAGGCCCAATCCCTTCTTACCGACGCGGGAAACACTCTGGCGGAGATTCCCGCAAATGCACCTGAGCCACAACAACAACTTGATATGGGCAAGGTCCTCCAGTTCTCCCGCATCGAGCAGCAACCTGAACCCGACGCATCCCCTTCAACCTCCAATGAGGGGCTGGACATGACGCAGGTGCTCAGATTGTCGCAAGACTCCTCGCTGGACGACAACAGCATCGCCGCAACCTCACTTGACGTGGCGCATGGTCTGGCTACAGGCCCCACCGTCGCGTGGAACGAAACGATGGACTTTTCATACAGTACAGGAAAGTTCGTTAAGGATGTTATCGACAAAGGATGGGAACAGTCCAAGCTGGAACGACATCAAGCCCCTTTCTTCCGCATACACGTCAATGAGCCGGACACCACGCTTGGCAGAGCCGCCCAAGCACTGAGCCAGACCATCACAGGTTATGTGGTCATGGGGCAAGCCCTCAAAGCGGGGCAGGTCTTGCAGCAGGGGGAACTGATCACCAACGTGATCCGGCCTATGGTTCAAGGAGCCACCGGGGACTTCATATCGGCGCGGGAGCAAGAAGCCCGTCTCTCCAACTTCATCATCGAATACATCCCCGAGGAATATCGCCCGGCGATTGCCGAATATCTCGCAGCCACGGGAGATGAAGGGATGCTGGAAGGCAAACTCAAGGCCACGCTTGAAGGGGGCGTCGCGGGGATCATCCTTGATTCTTTTGTCGTAACATGCCGCTTGGTCAAAGCTCTCAGAAAAACAGGCGACAATCCCGAAGTGCAGGCCAAACTCCTGCAAAAGTACGGGGAAGACATCCAGCGTTATAATGAAGCCCACCCCGAAAGCATAAAACAGAACATCCCCACAAAAGACAATCCCGCCGCCTCTCCTTCCACTGAACAAGGCGTCACCGCCCCCACAACATCCTCCACAGCAGCGAGTACCGTACCCTCTAAGGAAAACGTCTCTTCGTCTCCCTACCCTCCCAAATCTTCACCCTCTCCCCTGAAAGGGGATGAACTCGTCAGTGAAAAGGAGGTCAGGCGCATAGCGGAAGAGGTATACGATGAAGGCGATCTCATCAATATTGAGGGAGAATCCCTGACAGCCGCCGTAGGGGACGCCCCCCTGATGGGGAGCGAATCGGGCGGGAAATTCCTTGAATCCCTCAGCGAAAAACTGGCGGGAAGACTGGAGCGAAACAGATCGAAAGAGTCCTTCAACAAGCTGACCGGAAAGGCCATCCGTGACCTCAACACGGCGGGCCTGAGTTATGACAAGCACATTGAAAGGGCCATGAACAACAAGATGCTGCTCCGTAAAATCCGTACCGAAGCACTGGAAACAGCCGTTTTCCTGAACAAGGTTGCTGCGGAAACGGTCAGGCTTGCCCGCCTGATCGCCAAAGGGGGCGGGACGATTCAGGATCGGGTGCAGCTCCTCATGGCCTGCAAGAATGTCCAAGAATTTTACGTCGCTAATACAGACCTTGGCACAGAATGGGCACGCGGCCTGAACGCCCGTAAACTCGGGAACAACCTATCCACAGAAAAAGTGGATACTATCCTGACCAATAAGGGGACCCACGAGCTGACGCCCGGTGAGATCATTGAACCCGCTCTCCGCGAAGGGGAAGAACGCCTCACCAAACGTGTCTCGAACTGGCTCAATACCAACGGCATGAGCGAGAGCGAGCTCCACGCATGGTTAGGACATGAAGGACTCACCGTCAGGCAGGCTGATGAGCTGGCGCAGCAGATCACCCTGAATCCCAATAAAGTCCTCGCGGACATCACAGGAAAGATGCGCCGGGTCAATCCCGAGTTCTCAGGATGGGGGGCCACGACCGAGTATGTCATCAGTAACCTCCTATCGAATATAAAGACGCCGCTTTTCGACGTATTCAGCGGAACTATCAAAACCCTCTATACTCCGCTGGAGAACGCCGTGGGAGGGCTCATCAATGGTGATGTGGATGAGTTTGCCAAAAATCTCCATATATACCGTGATATGGTAGGCCAAGGGGTCCTTACGGACTCCCTGCGGTTAGGCTGGCGGGCTCTCAAGGCAGGTGACAATATTCTTGATCGCGGGACACGGGGACTCGAAAACTACACTCCGCAGCTATCTTACGAGCGCCTACGTAACTCCATGCTCAAAGATCGCCCGGAAGGTTCCGAACTGTCTCCTTTTGAGGATACGTTAGCCCATATCTTTAGCTTTCTAGGTACAATAAACAGCTATGGACCCCGGCTGATGATGACTAACGAAGAAGTATTCAAGGGCATCAACTTCCGCTCACACCTGAAATCAACCCTCCGTGCGGAGGCGTGGGATAAGGGATTGAAAGGCAAGGCCGCCGATCAATATGTGAAGGAAGGATATGAAAAGGCATTTTCTCCAGATGGTTCCGTGATCAAAGGAGAACTGACGGAAGCCTCCTTGAAGTACGCCCGTGAGAATACATGGACAAACCAGCTTGATCCCAAGGGGATCGCACAGGAAATCCTCAACGCAACCAACAGACATGCTCCTTTGAAAATCCTGTGCCCCTTCGTCCGTACCCCCGTGAACCTTTTCCATGACTTCATGCAACACGCGCCGGGCTTCAATTTCCTGTATAAGGATATCCGCGAGAATTTCCTCAAGCAAGGAGCCCTCGGAGCACAGGCCCGTGGCAAGTTTCTTACTGGTGTAGCGTTGTCCTCATTGGCTTATAGTTGGGCCGCCGAGGGAAGATTGACCGGGGACTACCCGCGTAATCCCAAAGTACGCGACATGTGGCGTGAGAAAGGCATACCCCCCTACTCCTTTCGAGTAGGGGACTCATGGGTGGAATACAAGCGTCTTGATCCATTTGCCTCCATCTTGGGTTCAGTCGCCAACTCATGGATGGCAATGGATGATCTGGAAAACGACGCTACAAGCAAATCTACAAACAAAATCTTTTGGGGGATTACAGGGTCCATTATCAAAGGGCTCGGAGATAAAACATATCTTCAAAACTGGTCGGAGCTTGCGGAAGCCTACAGCAATCCAGACTACAAGCTGGAAAAATTCGTAGGACGACTAGGAGCCTCCTTCCTTCCCTTGAGCGCCCTACAGCGGCAAGTCCGCAACCAATTCACCGATCCCATCCAGCGGGAAACGGAGACGTGGCTGGACGAGATTAAAAATGCTTCCCCATTCTTTTCCAAAGATCTACCCGCCCGTATGAGTTGGATTACCGGAAAGCCCATGTCCACTCCAGCGACAACCATCAAGCAGGAAATCGACAGCGATGTGATGGAGGAGATGCTTCGGTTGAAGGATACCCTTATTGGCAGGCCGGAATATACGTTCAAGGGTGTTCGGCTGGATAGGAACCAATATTCCCGCTACTGCGAACTGCATGGTGGGATGAAGACACCTGACGGGCTAACCATGCATCAACGTCTTTCCGACCTTATCAAAACCCCGTTCTACCAGAACCTCCCGGATGGCTTTCCCGGCGAAGAAGGACCCAAGGCCGCCCTCATCAACAGCATCATTGAGATGTACCGGGATATGGCGGGGGATCAGCTCCGCAGGGAGTTCCCTGAACTGGAAAAGAAAATTACGGAGCAGCAAATCACCAAGCAACTTTCAAAAGCGGGAGCCATCAACAAAAACAACAAAGAGCAAGTATTGCAAAAACTCATACATTGATCCACCAGCGCCAACCACAACAAACGAAAAGGCGACCTTCCGATCCCGATGATCACATGAAGGCCGCCTTTTCATCATTCTTATCAACAAATTCAAACAAGGAGTTTTTGTTATGTGTGGCTATCCCGGCCCAGAAGGAGCACGCGGTCAAGTTGAAAATGGTGCTTACGTCGCGCGTACCGCGATTAAGTACGCAATACGTTGGGAGTATTCAACCAAGTGGGTGTTAAAATATCTTGAATATCTTTCAAACAGTGAACTAAAGCAGGATCTTTCTCCACAACAACAGATAATGCTTGAAGAAGCATACAGATTTTATCGCTCTCCAGAAAAGGTTGAAACTCTTCTAGCTTGCCTATCAGTACCCAAAATCTGGGATGAAGTGATAGCGGAAGCAGAGCGTGGGCTACCACGGCACCCCGAAGCCTCACACTCTCATCTACGCGGATATTTCCCCGATATTCTCTGATATAATCTCTAGATAATACTTTATAATTATCAGCAAGCCATGTTCTGAAATCGCCATATTCTGGGACAAGAGAAAGTCGGTTTACAAAATATTTCTCTAAACAAGGCATATAATTACCTTTATCAAATTTACATTTATATTTCCACATCCAATAAGTATATTGAAGTGTAACTAGAGAAGCTAGTTCACAAAGAGCTTCCTCAAGCCACATAAAATAATAATTACCTGCAACACAATGAGGGAACGTCTTTTCTGTACCTATAAGTATGTGACAATATTCATGTGAAAACTGGTAAATAAATTGTGCCCAATATGAACTTGTTGCACTCAGTAAAATATTATAGCATTTTTTATTTATATATCTTCCAAGAACAACCATTGGGCCATATTCTGAATATTCAACATAAACATCTTCACATGCCGATTTATGAAATAGATTATCCATAATATCTTTTACAATATTCAGTAATAATTCAATCTCATCACCCCAATCCTCCTCCCCACCTTCTCTTATAACCACAACGACTTTGGACATCGCTTTCCTCCTCTTTCATCCTCCGTAGATACGTCATCACCGTACCACAGGCAACATCCCTTAACATCCCATAACCTTCAAGGAGCATTTATGTCCTACAGTTACGTCACCTATACGGGCGACGGAACGACCCAAGACTATATCGTCCCCTTTCCCTACCTGAAAATCTCCGACGTCAAAGTCAGCCTTGGCGAAGCGGAACAGAACGCCCTCGCCTACTCATGGCACACATCCGGCACCATACGCTTCGTCACGGCCCCGCCCAACGGGGCGTCTATCCGCATCCAACGCATCACGGACAAGGTGACGCCCGCCGTGGACTTCCGCGACGGCTCCACGCTCACCGAGGCCGACCTTGACCTCGCGGTGACGCAACTCCTCTACATCGCGCAGGAAGCCTACGACGCCCTCGACGGGGAAACCGCCGTCGCCGCAAAGGACAAGGCTGAGAAAATCCTCAAGGAAGTCGAAGAGGTATTCGCCAAGACACAGATCGAGATCAACTACTTCCGCAAGATGTGGATCGACGTGCAGGAGTCCCCCACCGCGCCCGGTCGCGGCGAATATGATTTCACGTCCGGAAAGATGACCTTGTATGTCCCCGCTGGCCCCGTTGGGCCACAAGGTCCGATGGGACAGGAAGGGCCACAAGGTCTTCCCGGCGCACAGGGAGAGCAAGGGCCACGCGGCATACAGGGGCCGCAGGGCATCCAAGGGGAACGAGGCCCGGAAGGACAGCAGGGGCCGATGGGTCCGCAAGGCATCCAAGGGCCAAAAGGGGAGACTGGAGAGCGCGGCCCCCAAGGTCCGCAAGGCATCCAAGGGGCAACTGGCGCTCAAGGGCCTCGGGGCGAAACCGGACCTGTAGGCCCGATGGGACCGGAAGGGCCTCGCGGCATTCAAGGAGAGCGTGGTCCCCAAGGCCCCGAAGGTCCTAAAGGAGCGACTGGCGACAAAGGCCCCATCGGGGATTCTCCGCTGCCTCTCACATTCGGAAACTTCTCTGTCAATACAGATGGCTACTTGCAGTTTGAGTATAACGGAGGCCCTGTGGACAGCTCCATGTTCAACCTCAACCCGGAAACCGGAATATTGGAGGTCATTATAGCGTGAGCAACATCATGCAAATCGGCAAGGTCCGCCCCACCTATAAAGGTGAGTGGGATGCGGGGCAAGCTTATGAAACCTTGGATTGGGTCCTCTATCGCGGGATCGCCTATCAAGCGATTAAGGACGTACCCATAAACCGGGAACCTGATGCCGCCACCGACTATTGGGTCGCTACCGGAATGAAGGGCGATAAAGGCGACAAAGGAGAGACAGGAGAACGGGGACCTGCTGGCGTGGACGGCAAGGACGGGGCTCCCGGCATCCAAGGGCCTAAAGGCGACAAGGGAAATCAAGGCATCCAAGGACCTAAAGGAGATACAGGCGCAACGGGGCCACAAGGCCCGCAGGGGACCGCTCCGGAACATAAATGGGCTGGAACCAAACTGGCCTTCCAGAACCCTGACGGCTCATGGGCTGACCCCGTAAACCTCATTGGAGCGCAGGGGGTTCAAGGCCCCGAAGGACCCATCGGCAAACAAGGCATCCAAGGCCCTGTTGGACCGCAAGGCCCCGCTGGACCACAGGGGGTGGCAGGCCCCAAAGGAACTTCGCTCAACCTGAAAGGCGCATGGGGCGCAGACGTCGCGTATGTCTGCACCACCGTGCAGATTGACGTGGTGACGCATAACGGAAGCTCCTACGCCTGCAAGAAAAGCCATACCTCCACCTCATCCATCCTGCCCACGAACACCACCTACTGGACGCTGATCGCGCAGAAGGGAGCTACTGGCGCGACGGGGCCGCAAGGCTCACAGGGACCGCAAGGCATCCAAGGCCCCAAGGGAGATACAGGCGCGACAGGGGCACAGGGTCCTAGAGGAGCCACAGGAGCTACTGGTGCAACAGGACCTCAAGGACCACAGGGACCGCAAGGGCCTGCGGGAAGCACGAGCTACGCGGCACACTCGGCGCAAGTCACGCCGAATATCAAGGCAAGTATATCTGCGGCTGGCTCCAGTTTGGCGCCGAGTGGTGGGGGCACATGGGCGTGCCACTCAAGTGGGGATGAGGTCCGTGTTGTCGCCAGCGGTGCAAAAATACCAAATGGTGGTTCCTGTTGCTTTAGGATAGCATAACATAGGAGAAAGATATGACTATCGCATCACACATTTTTACAAGTGAAGGTTCCGGATTGCAGTTTGACCTATCGTCCGTGCTTGTACGCCCTGATGGGAGTTTCGTCATAACATGGATAAATTCCCCTTTTGGGGATGTGCCGTACCACGTCCCCGACAATGAAGAATTTCACGGTATGTATACAGAACTGGCGGAATACAGAAAAGCGCACCCGGAATGTTTCTCCCCTGATCCTGATTTTCAGGAGCCTTCCCTTGACGATTTGAAATCAGCCAGAAAAACGAATATCGACGCGGAAACGTCCGCCGCCATCCTCGCCGGGTTTGACTATGCCGTGGACGGGGCAACGTATCACTTCAGCTACGCGCTCGACGACCAGCAGAACTTCTCCGATACGGCGAACGTCTGCCTGATGAAGCAGGCGGGGATGCCGGGCCTGCCCGACTCAGTGACGTGGAACGCCTACACGGTGCCGGGCGGCGACATGGTACGCCTGACGTTCGACGCATCGGGCTTCCTCGCACTCTACGCTGGCGGGGCCATGAAGCACAAGAACGGGACGATGCAGCGCGGCGGGGAACGCAAGGCGGCTGTGGAGGCAGCGACCACGGCGGAAGAGGTTGAAGCCGCATGACCTACGGAAAACACATCCTCATCGGCTTCGATCAATTCCTCAACACCCTGTTCATGGGCTGGCCTGACGAGACACTGAGCAGCCGATGCTGGCGGTGGGAACAGGCAGGCATCCGCGCATGGCCCCGTAAGCTTGTGGACACGCTGTTCTTTTGGCAGCCGAATCATTGCCGGAGTGCCTATGAAAGCGAACGCAAACGCCTCCAATGCCCTCCTGAACTCAGAAACGCGGGAGGCTAAATGGCAACGCCCTGCGCCCATGAAGCTGACATTTCCCTCCTCAATACCGCCATCGTCGAAATCAAAGACACCCTCAAAGATCTGAAAGAACTCCTCCTCTCCAACGCCGTCCTCTCCGAGCAGGTTTCCCATTTCAAGGAAAACATCACGAGCATCGACATCCGCCTCCGAAAGCTGGAGCTGGATGTGGCGCAGGGGAAGGGGGCGAACAGGTGGGTCGAACGTGTGGTCTGGTGCCTGACATCAGCGGCGTTAGGGTATTATTTGAAGGGGAGTGTGTGACTGAAAAGGTAAAACATGGTGTACTTTTTTAAAAATAAAAAAGACTGTGTGAGATGTCACACAAAATGTTCATAAAAAGCGAACAGTTGCACAGAAACAACCAATAATTATAGCAAGTTGTGACCTCCTTACATATTGCGTTTTCAAGACTTCCATCCTATATTCAAGACAAAAGAAAGGGCAAGGAAGTGGGCCAACACTCCCCTGCCCCGGCAGAGATGTTTTTGATTAAATCCTTCTTCTGCTGTTTTCCCATTTTATCCCGGTTGCACTAACCCCGCTACCGGGATATTTTATTTCTTTGTTCTAAATGCCTTAGAATGAGCACTGCAACAATATTAGAAATAATATTAACAGCAATATCTATAAGGATTTGCTCCATATATGCCTTCTCCCATGTTTTTACATCCCTGCCTTTATAGTGGCAGAAGAAGGCAATGGACGCACTGTATTGGTTACGGAAAAAACAAGCAACCCCCCTCAGAGGTATCTTTTTGCCCCACTACCGTATTCACGGTATTGACATTATTTTTATGAAAAACTCCGACAACCGAGCATCCGAGTCCGCACTCGCGGAACTTCACGGCGTTGTGGCGAAGCTCCTTACGTCCCGCCTCCAGTCCGGCGATGCGTCCACAGCGGACATCAACGCCGCGATCAAATTCCTCAAGGACAACGGCATCGACTGTGCCGGGTCCGCGAACCCCGACGTACAGGATCTTGTGGCGAACCTTCCGACCTTCGAGGATGTCTCGAAAGATGAAGTGAGCCTCCTCAACTAACCTCCCCTACAACCACACCCTATTTTGAACCCGATCTTCGAGCGCATGACTCGTTGGTCGGGTTTTCTTTTTTCAAGCGTGTTTCACCATCCAAAAGGCCAATGGCTGGAGGAAAAGAGTATGGCATCCGCCCTCAAAGCTATTCGGGAACACTGTGTCCTCTGCGTGAATGGGAAAGTGCAAAAAAACAATCTCGAAATAATCAAAACCTGCGAGCATGAAAAATGCCCGCTCTGGCCCTACCGAATGGGTATCCGTCCTACCGATGGAACACCCCACCGCCCATTGAAAGCCTGCCGGACATTTTGCGTCGAGGAGTGCTGCGCTGGTGTTCCCAGTGAAGTGCCTACCTGCCGAGGCAATCAGTGGCCCATCGCTCCTTGTCCGCTCTACCCCTTCCGAATGGGGAAAAGCCCAAACATTTCCGCCGATGCCCGAGAACGGATGAAAGCCAGAGCGCAACATTTCAAATAAGCTACCAGCCACACCCCTCTCAAACGACGAAACAGCCCCGAAAGAAGTTTTCCCGACCCAATAGTCGGGTTTCTTTTTTCGGGGCATTTTTTCTTCAACAGCACACACCACAGGAGGTTTTGTTACGAACACCCCGACTTCCATCCCCCCGATGCCGGAGAAGCTGACCGACTTCCGGGTCTTCCTCACGCTTGTCTGGCGGCACCTGAACCTTCCCGACCCCACCCCCATTCAGCTCGACATCGCCCTGTACCTCCAGCATGGGCCGAGGCGAAAGATCATCGAAGCCTTCCGAGGCGTGGGCAAGTCGTGGATTACGGCGGCCTATGTCGTCTGGAGGCTCCGGCAGAACCCCAACCTCAAATTTATGGTGCTGTCCGCATCGAAAGACCGCGCCGACAACTTCACGACGTTCTGCTTGCGGCTCATCAACGAAATCCCCATCCTCCAATGCCTCATCCCCCGCGCCGACCAGCGGTGCTCGAAGCTCTCGTTCGACGTTGGCCCCGCACGGGCCGACCATGCGCCGAGCGTCACGTCGAAAGGCATCTTCTCGCAGATCACGGGTGGACGCGCCGACGAGATCATCAGCGATGACGTCGAGGTTCCGAACAACAGCTTCACGCAGGCCATGCGGGACAAGCTCTCGGAAGCGGTCAAGGAATTTGATGCCATCCTGAAACCCGGCGGCACCATCACATATCTCGGCACCCCGCAGACCGAACAATCCCTGTACAACCAGCTTCCCGACCGTGGGTATGCCATCCGCATCTGGCCTGCACGGTATCCATCAGAAGACCAGCTCATCAACTATGGTAACGAACGTCTGGCCCCGTTCATCCTCAGGCGGCTTGAAGGTGAACCTACCCTTGTCGGGCGTACCACTGATCCGCGCAGGTTCTCGGACGACGACCTTCTCGAACGCGAACTCTCGTATGGGCGCAGCGGGTTCCAGCTCCAGTTCATGCTCGACACCCGGCTCTCCGACATGGAGAAGTACCCCCTCAAGCTCGGGGATCTGAGTCATGTCGTGTTCGGCTACCGACGCCCCTGAGAAACCCATATGGGCTGCGGGAACCACAAACATCCTGAACGACGTCCCCTGCGTCGGCCTGAACGGGGACAGCAGATACTATGGCCCCGCTTTCCTCCACGGCACATGGCTCCCGTACACAGGTTCCGTCATGGCGATTGACCCGGCTGGACGAGGCAAGGACGAAACCGCCGTGTGCGTCGTGAAGATGCTGAACGGCTACCTGTACGTCACGGCAATGCGGGCCTATCAGGAAGGCTACAGCGAGGCCACCCTTTCCTCCATCGTCCAGCTTGCCAAGCAGCAGGCGGTCAACCATGTCATCATCGAGGCCAACTTCGGGGACGGCATGTTCACCAAGCTCATCAGCCCATACTTCACCAAGACACACCCCTGCCGCATCGAAGAGGTCAAGCACAGCAAGCAAAAGGAAGCACGGATCATCGACACCCTCGAACCCGTCATGAACCAGCACAAGCTCGTCATCGACAAGAACCTTATCCTTTGGGACTACAACCTCTCCACTAAGAACCTCCCCCCTGAGACGGCCCTCAAGTACCAGCTCATGTACCAGATGAGCCGGATTACCAGAGACAGGGGAAGCCTCGCTCATGACGACCGCCTCGACAGCCTCGCTATGGCGGTCGGGTATTGGGTCGAACAGATGGGACAGGATGTGGACAAGAGGATGCTCCTCCGCCAAGACCACCTCATGCTGGAGGAAATGAAGGCATGGGAAGGGAATGCTAAGGGGGTGAACGTGAAGATCGGAATTACGAACAACCCCGCACTCTCGGAGATGCTGTTCACTTTCCACGGCACGGTCGTCAAAGGAAATGATGATACAGGTGGGCATCAGCACTATAAAAGATTAAGAAACTGGACTGGTGGGGGGAGGGGTACGAGGAAGATCCTCCGGTAGAACGTGAGGGGAGGGGGAGCATGTAGACCTCCCTCTATCCCTTCGGGGAAGACCTCCCTTCTAGGGTCATTTTCTAACATACTGATTTTATTAAGATGGATGATCTGTGATCCATGATCATGCTGACTTTCTAACTAGTTGAAATCATTATGATTGATGATATTGATAGAATATTCTATTTATTCAATATCGAAAGATAGTTGGAATTAGGTTGCACCTTCGGAGAGAGCGAAAAATAAATTCGACAAGAAGCTACTTTCAGTATCTTAAAAAATCTTACGTTACCCTAAAGAACCGAACGTGGGACTTAAACAAAGAGATCTAATTTAGATCAAGATCACCTTAATGATCAGAATCTATACGTTACCTTATAGGCTCGTATATTGTCTTACCGTTTCCTTTCCGTTATCATATAGACAGACCAAAATTTGCTGAAAAATGTGAAGGGCCTACCGCTATCTGATTGATCCCCGATTCCCCCCATGCCCTCCCCGCCGCTCTCATGGTGGTGGGGGATGGTCACAGGGAGGGAGTCGAGCCGTTGAACCTATATATGGGCCGTTTTGCAATTCATTTGCAATCAAATGTACCTAACATGCCGTAATCATACGACAGCATGTCGGATTGATAATCTCATTGAGGGGGTATGGGGAGGTCTACGGAAGGATTGCCGGGGGTGATGTTGGCAGGGATGTCAACTTTGTTTGCAGTCGCAAGGATTGACTGCCAATTTTATTCTCATTTTGATAAAAATCAATTGGGGGATCAATGTGGCTTCTTTCTGATTTTGATAGTGGAGGAGAAATTGTTTTTGCTCTCCCAGTTATCATTATTTTTATAATAATGTTAATAAAAAATTACTATTATGAAAAAGAAAAAAAAAGACTTATTCCAATCATAAAAAGAGAAAAAGAACAAAATTTAGCACAACATATTAAAAAGATGCAAGAAAAGGGTATAGATGTATCTATAAACTTTACCCCAAAAAGCAAATAAGCACAGTTTAGTAGTTATGCATTCACACGCGGGCTATTTATGAATGTAGATCTAGAAACAGGTTTAGGTACTTTCTTTTTGGCATTCATCACTTCTCTATTTTTAGGTTGGTTTTTTGTTATATTCACAAAAGAATCGACACTGTTATCTATAAAAAAAATTACGATATTTATAGCATCAATAATTTTTATTTTATTGATGTTGTGGCGTAGCGGCGAAATATCAGATTTAAAAAGTGAAGTAAAATGGATGCAAAGAACACTAGAAAAGCATAATATAGAATATGATTTTCAATATATAGGCGGTCATGACTAATGCCAGCACTACCAGGATACTACACTGTAGCGGAAGCCGCCGAAAGGTTAGGATATGCCTCACCTAGCACCATAAAAAATGGTTGCCAAGCTGGAAAGATTCCAGCTTATAAGGTAGCTAAAACATGGTTGATCCCAGAGGATTGGGTATTACAGCAAGAAAAGGAAACACCAAAAGGACAAGGAAATAGAGGCGGGGAAAGAAAAATGTGAGGTACGGAAAAATACACTTGACTTTTTCCGCCGTTATCGGCTAAAAATGGAATCACGCAAGGGGAACAAGCCCTAAGCCTGATTCCCTTTCTTTTTACCTTTATTTAGCCTTTATCGGCTAAATCTCTTTGACAACACCAACCCCAACATGACGCCAAGCGGAAACGCGGAACCATAGGGGCAATAGAGAACAGAATAAGGAACAGAAACGAACAATAACACAGATACAAAAGTTTTTGCTTCCAACACCTTGCCGGGCATGGATCACACTTGCCCAACTGCATACACCAGACAGCGGGGGAACGGGTTCCGCCTCTCCCGGTCATAGTGGCGCATAGCATAAGGAACCATCCGGCAAGCTATGGAGTCAGAAACGAACGAAAAGAGCGATAATTGCCAACCTCTGCAAAAGGAGTTACACTTTAATCATGAGATACATCATAACAACCTTTCAAGGCTTAGGAATCGCGTTGGTAGCAACGGCTACCCTGCGCCTTCCTGATGTTTCCGGTGTGGGAACGTTGATAGGCCTTTGGTTGATTGTTTTTGGCTTTGTACTCCATATGTTGATTGGAGGTGATAAGAAATGACGGCTACTATCCTTTATATCATTATAGGTGTTGTTATGACTTGCGCGGGTATCGCCGCTTATATTGCCTATCGCAAGGGTTGGTTAAAGTAAGGTAATCTCTAAAAAGAACACGATTTCAAGAGGCCGTTGTGGTGCAAACCTAACGGCCTTTTCTTTTACCCTTCACCCATTTCACCACCACAAACAAGATAGGAAACACAATATGAATCTCACACAACGGGAAGCGGAATTGCTAGCCTATGCTTTCGGTGTATCCCTTCCCAAGCCTGAAAGTGAAGTCCACTTGCTTACCATGCAATCAGGTCGCACATGGTGGATCACCTTTTGGGACGGGGTTTATAAGGTACAGGAAGAACTATGATTAAGGATTTTCTTTATATACTAGGAAACATCCTGATACTCGGCTTTTTCATCTTCTTAGGACTCTTTGGAGTCCTTTTTTTGTAACCAATAATCATAAAAGGATCTGAATCATGACCGCTCTACTCTCTGAAAAGGAACTTGAACACAAGGCCGATAATGCTACAGCACTCTTTAGCGTTGATCCTTCCGATACATTTTACTGGCGCGAAATTCTCAATCATGCAAAGGATGAAGGGTTTTCTAGTGACGTCCGGGAATGGCAACGTATGCCGGGGGAAGAAAAGGAAGATGCAATAATTGGTCTTTATGAAAAGCTGTTGACTTCATATGATGAAGGTATTCTTAGCATTGATACTGTCGTTGTTAAGGATGTCCTTTTAAGCACTGGCGGCCCTGCTTCCGGTATTGAATTCCGCTTGATTGATTACGGCGATTCATACGAATTTCAAAATGCTAGATACTGGTATCAGGATTGGTTCACGCCTCGGCAATATTCACCTATTCCAAACGACATCGGGGAAAGGATGTTTGAGCATTTTGGGTTTGAATACAAGTAGGAAGAACCCTTTCTATTGATGATTCATTGTTCAATCATCAAAGAGGCGACTTGATTATAGCGAGTCGCCTTTTTCATTGATGGAACAAATATTAACAACAATGGAGTGATAAAATGGACGCCTTTTACACTGAAAACATTGTAACGGAAAAGTACGGCTACAACATGACTATCAACCTGTATCAAGATATCGACGCTCCAAATCCATTCGATGAATTCGACACACTCGGGACGCTCGAAACATTTACCAGTGCGACAGAGTATAGGGAACGAATTGAACAATTTGATAAGGAACGGTCTATCTTTGTTGAGGGGTCAACGCTGAGAACCGAATATGTCATTTACGCTTCCCGTGCCTCTATCAGGACAGCGTATAACGTCAAGCGTCTTACAAATAAGACATTAGCAAAGGCATTTGATTGCCTCATGTCGGAACGCGCCATCTATGAAAACTGGTTGAATAGCGGCGTTACAGGCTACATAGTAACAGATGATGAAACAGGGGAAGAAATAGATTCCTGTTGGGGCTTTTATGATGACGATAATGATGAACATGCCCTTGAAGAAGCAAGAGAAGCAGCCGAAAACTATAGGCGACCAATACCCGCATGGGCAAAGAACTGGAAGCTGTTACCGGGACTGACGGCGGAACAGGTTGGAAACCCTTTTTTGCGTGTCGCGTAAAGTATGAGGTGTTTATGTGCACATTCTACAATATCGACGTTACCGATATGACCATACGCCAGATCAACAGGCTCTTTCGCCAGCACGACACCAGCACGTTATGGCCTATTTGTGGGCGGTTCAACGCTACCGAAAGAGCAATCAGGCGTTTGCAGCGGACCGCTGAATACACCTACACAGACGGCCTTGAATATGCCCTTGCCCTTGATTCTGAAATAAGCCGCATTGTGAACGGGGAGGTCTAGATATGAGCGTACAACATAGCCTTTTCATTGATGCCTATATCGGATGCCTTTTGTGGGCTGGAACAGACGATAACGGGGAGCCGTTAGACACTCATTACAACATCTATAATTTGTCCGCTGAAAACCGCAGCCGCATTGTGAGGGACTGTCATTATTTTATGCTTGTCGCCTCTACTAGTGACATAGACCTTTCCGGCCTTGAAGCACAAGCGGGGCATGATTTCTGGTTGACACGCAACGGTCACGGCACGGGCTTTTGGGACAGACCGGAAATCTACGGGGAAGAAAATGCCCGCATCCTTTCGATTATGTCCCATTGTTTCGGAAATTGTGATCCAATCATCACTGATGATGAATATATTGAACTTGTATAGATTTTGCTTAGGTGAACTATGGAATTTATGCTTGTTATTCGTGATGGTGAATGGAAGCCTTGCGCCTATTTTATTGACGGGAAGCGCGTTTCTAAGGAGGCTTATAATATAATGGAATATGAAATTCAAACACACGGCGTTGCGGATTGCTTCCTTACACGCCGTTCCCGTAATGGAAATTGGCTTCATAGCTTTTCAGGTCGCTTGATACGTTGACCTGAACATATCAACACCATTGAAACATCAAAAGGCGGAACCTCATCAACAAGGGTTCCGCCTTTTCATTGTGGCAATGGCAACTCGGAATATGAATACAAACAAGACAATCAAAGACGCTGGAGACTATCGCATGGGTTACACAGTAGACAAAAAGACCGGAAAGATCATCCTTGTACATGACGTTACCGTATCGTCAAAGGCCGTAAAACAGCCGGAAACACAACAGCAGCCACAGCAGCGCCAGCAGGAAGCGCAACAAACCGCCGCCACCTTGCCCGTGATTCCCGCCGCCTCTCTGTCCTCCGCGCGGGCTTCCGCTCCCGGCACGTTTGTTTTCCCGGTCACGAGACAAAAGGTTCGGACGGTATGGCATGAGGGGAACGTCTGGTTTGTGGCGAATGACGTTTCCGCTTGCTTGGGTTTTGCCAGACCTGAAAAAGCTATTATTGACCATTGCAACCATGCGAAAACGCTAAAAGGTCCCGAATCAGGAGGTTTGACCTCCTCCCCTCGCGGCATCAACATCATCCCCGAATCCGACGTCTACCGCCTTGTCATGCGCTCCAAACTTCCCGCCGCCGAACAGTTCCAAACGTGGGTGTGCGAGGAGGTCTTGCCCTCTATCCGCAAAACGGGCGGCTACGGCGGTTCACCTGCACCCGCCACCAAACCCCAAACCGAAGATCAGCTCATCCTTGAGGCCATGCAGGTATTATTGTCCAGAACCGAAACCCTCAAGGCGGAATTGGCCGAAGCCAAACCCAAGGCCGATTATTACGATACCCTTGTGGATGACAGGGATCTCCTCACGTTCACGGAAGCGGGCAAGCTGTTCGGCATGTCCGCCCGAAGTCTCGCGGCATTCCTGCGCGACGCGAAAGGGACGCCGCACCATTGGCTGTTCAAGGGTTTCGACGGCGCAAACATCCCCTACCAGCCTATTATTGACCGAGGACTGATGAAGGTGAAGCACCGTACCAGTTCCCTCAACGGGATGCCCTGCACACAAGGGTATTTCACACCGAAAGGGATTGAGGCACTGAGGAAATTATTGAAGGCATAGGCGGCGACATCCTGCAAAGCCATAAAAGCCGGGAAGGATTATTCCAACCCGGCTTTTCTTTTACCCTTTGAACACATCATCAAAGGATGAAACGCATGTACGATGAAGATAACGATTATTCCGTACCGTTCCCCGATGGGACAGTATCAGAAATTATTGAAGCCTCAGCAAAACTCATAGAAGGTAATTATTATGAAGCAGGTTATTGATAACAAGAAAAAGAAGTCTCTCCCCAAAGGTATTCGCCATCTTGCATCGGGTAAGTTTATTGCGGATGTCTGCATTAATGGAAAGCGTAAGACAAAAACGGTTGATACACTGGAAGAGGCTATTATTGAACGTCAGAAGATGTTGCAGCAATACAGAGATTCTACCGCAAGTGACGCTTCCGCCTCCACTGCCGCTGGTAATGATGCTGATTTGTGTACATTGGATATGCTTTTCAAACGAACGTATAATCTTTACTGGAAAGACACCTCATGGGGAAAAATTGCAAAAAATCATTATAAGCAATTGTCCACCTTTCTCGGTGGTGGCGATCATCTTTCCGTTACAGCCCTGAACAACATCAATACGCTTGATTCCTTCGTCGATTATCTCATTGATCAGGGAAATTCCAATTCAACAATCAATCGAAAGCTTGCCATCCTTTCCAAGATGCTCACCACGGCAGTAGATCGAGGGATTATTGAGAAGGTTGTGAAAATCCCGAGACGCAAGGAAGCCCTGCACCGGATACGCTTCCTCACTACAGAAGAAGAAAACAAGATGGTGCAGACACTTTCCATGCTCGGCTACAAGCCCCAACTCGACGCGTTCCTCGTCCTCCTCTACACAGGATTCCGCAGCAGCGAATTGTGGCGCTTGCAGGTGCGAGATGTCGATCTCAAACACGGCACCATAACAGCGTGGAAGACCAAAAACGGCTACCCCCGTACAATCCCCATCGTGAACAAGATCCGTCCGATTATTGAGCGTCTCACCCTTGAAGCCACAGATAGAGGCGACGATAATCTGCGACTGTTTCCCCGTGGGACGAACATATGGTTTGAAACGGCGTGGCGGAAGGCGAAGATCCTCCTCGGCCTTTCCGACGATCCTCAGTTCATCCCATACACCCTACGCCACACATGCGCCTCCCGTCTCGCGCAGGCCGGAGTCAGTATGATGGTCATTAAAGAATGGTTGGGACACCGCAATATTGCCACGACAACGCGCTATACCCACCTAGCCCCGAAGGATCTCCGCAATGCCGCACAAGTCCTATCATCTTAATGTGTTACTAACTAGTTGCAATAATTGCAAAAGCAGATGCAAATTGCAGATGATACGACAAAAACAACTAACAATGATAGGGTATTATTTGTTACTAGCAAGATAACCAATCTAGCAATACTTATTCTCTTTCTACAGGAGAAAAAAGTCACGAAACGTACTAAAAAAAGAATCTAATGGCCTTGTCTTCCGATGAGAATCAGGTATAGCTAAGAACAGGTGGTGCTGTTTGAATACGCAACCAAAGGAGAACCCTTATGTCTGCCAATCTTATTTCTGCCGTTCATGATCTTGTTTTAGAAAGCGGTCTTGGTGCCAAAAACATTGCCGCCGCCGTGGGCAAACCGTATTCCACCCTGCTGCGTGAAGTGAACCCCTTCGACGACGGCGCGAAACTCGGCGCGGAAACCCTCGTCGACATCATGCGGGTCACTGGTAATATCCAGCCGCTTGAGCATATAGCCGAACAGTTCGGCTATGAGCTCAAGCGGACCCACTAAGCCACTCCCGTACAATGCCTCCCCAAGCCCAAAGAACCACCATGAAGCACACCACCGCCCTATTGCCCCGCCTGTCGGGGCTTTTTCATATCCGTTCTCCCCTTCCCCCAAAAGTCCTCGGCAAGCCGAGGATTTTTCATAGGTACACGTAAGCATGGAAGTTCCCGTACTGGGAGTTTTTCCTGCATGACGCCCAACTGAGCCGGACCATTTCGGTCCATATGCCCATGCGTTCAACGGTACAAAAAAGAGAGGGGGGGCGTCCCGCCTTTTTCCGTTCCT